CTAACTTTTACGTTATATAAGTATGATAATTCTGAAAGACTATACTTATACACAAAATTTTAGATTTATGCCAAGAAGCAAAGATATAGCTTCAATGGTATTTATTGATGAATTAACAAATACTTCAACTACTATAAACAATCCAACTTTAGTAAGTGAGCGTTATTATATGCAGTTAGAAATAGATAATACATTTAGTTTTTTAATTGATGGACATACATATCGTTTTAATTGTTTTGATGCAAATGGAGTGCCTTTATATCGTGATAAAATTATGTGTACAAACCAAGAAATAAAAGATTATACAATTAACAATGGTGACTATGTGGCAAACCATACAACAAACGATTTTGTAATTTATGAGTAATATACACTTTATACAATTAGCAGACTATCAAGCACCTAAAATCACTGAAAATAAACGTGATGAATGGGTAGATTTTGGCGAGAATAACGATTACTATCAGTTTTTAATTGACAGATACAACGGAAGCACTACAAATAATGCAGTAATAAATAATATTACTAAACTTATTTACGGAAAAGGATTGACTGCTAATGATTCAAATCGTAAACCTAATGAGTTTGCACAAATGAAAATGTTATTTTCTAAAGATACTATTAGAAAAATAACAAAGGATTTAAAATTATTGGGCGAGTTTAATTTGCAGTTAATCTACAATGACAAAAAAGATAAAATTGTAAGAGTTGAACATTTACCTACTAATTTAGTACGTAGTGAAAAATGTAATAAAGATGGAGTTGTAGAAGCTATTTACTATTCAGATAATTGGCAAGACATTAAAAAGTTTGTACCTAAAAGATTACCATTATTTGGGTATGGTGCTAAAGGCGACAAATTAGAGGTTTTAAGAGTAGGTAATTACACAATAGGACAAAAGTATTATAGTAATGTAGATTATGTCGGTGGAGTAAGTTATGCAACTTTAGAAGAAGAAATATCTAACTATTTAATTAATGAAGTACAAAACGGATTTTCAGGTACAAAAATAGTTAATTTTAATAATGGAGTTCCAACAGAAGAGCAACAATCTATAATACAATCAAAAGTTAAATCTACTTTAACAGGAAGCAAAGGTAAAAAGGTTATTGTTGCTTTTAATAGTGATGAAACTAAAAAAACTACTGTAGACGATATTCCATTAAATGATGCTCCAGAGCATTATAAATATTTGTCAGATGAATGTTTAGCAAAAATTATGTTATCACATAATGTTACAAGTCCGTTACTTTTTGGAATTGCTACAAGTACAGGATTTAGTGCTAATGCTGATGAATTAAAAAATAGTTATATTCTTTTTGAAAATATGGTTATTAGACCATTTCAAGAATTAATTTGTGATGGTTTGGATAAAGTATTAGTTTTTAATCAAATCAGTCTTGATTTAGCGTTTAAACAACTTCAACCGCTTGATATAGATGGTGAATTAACTAAAGCATTAGATACACCTACACAAATGAGTTCACATACTTGTTTAAGCAAAGATTTAACTGATGAAGATGGAAATAATATACTTGAATTGTTAAAAGGTGAAAGTATAGATGAAGAATGGGAACTTGTTGATAAAAGAGAATATTCAGATAGCAATATTTCTATTGATGAATGGGCAAATTCTAAAATAAAAAATAAAGAAAATTTACTACAAAAGTTTGCTGGAGTTATAAAATCTTCACCAAGTGCAAAAAGTTCATTAGATAAAGGAAATTATAAAGTACGTTATGAATATTTTGAGAAGTATTCAAGTGGAAATTCAAGAGATTTTTGTAAACAAATGATAAAAAGAACTGCAAATGGAGTAGTTTACAGAAAAGAAGATATAGACCAAGCAAGTTTTCAAGGAGTTAATATTGAATTCGGACACGAAGGTCAGAATTATTCTTTATTTAAATTTAAGGGCGGTGTCAACTGTGGTCACGTTTGGAATGAAAATCTTTATAGATTAAAAACAAAAACTGATGGTACACCTTATGTAGATAAAGCATTAAGTTCAAGCGAAGAAGTACAATCTATTGCAGGTTATAATCCAAATCCAAGTGGATGGAGTGAAGCACAAATAGCACCAATAGATATGCCAAATAGAGGACATCACCCAAATTATAAAGGATAAAAATGGCAAAAGCATTATTCATAAATAGAGATGATTTAGTAAAGTTTACTAATTTAAACGGAAATATCGATACAGATAAATTCTTACAATATATTGCTATTGCTCAAGATATACACATTCAAACTTATTTAGGTACAAAATTATTTAAAAAGTTTAACGATGGAATAGTAGCTAATACTTTAACTCAAACGTATAAAGACCTTTTAAGCGATTATATTAAACCTATGCTAATACATTGGGCAATGGTTGAGTTTTTGCCTTTTAGTGCATATACGATAGCTAATAAAGGAGTTTTTAAACATACTTCTGAAAGTGCTACTGCAGTAGATAAAGCAGAGATTGATTATTTAGTTGAAAAGGAAAGAAGCGTTGCAAATCATTACACTACAAGATTTATTGATTATATGAGTTACAATCAATCTAAATTCCCTGAATACAATTTGAATAGTAATGGGGATATGTTCCCTGACCACGATGCAAGTTTTACAGGATGGGTACTTTAATTAGAAAAATGAATCTTATTTCTCAAAAGCAGAATGAGGTTAAATTAGAAAAGTTTTTAAAAAAATTAGAAAAAAATGAGTTTAAATTTACAAAACATAAAAGGTGATACGTTTGAAGCGGTAAACTTTGAAGTTAAAATAAATAATACTGCAGTAAACTTAACTGGTGCTATTGTTAAAATGCAATTACGCAAAGAATGTGGCGGTGTAATTGGTTTAAGTTTAACTTCTGTAGCTTCTGCAGGATTAACTATTACAGATGCTGTAAATGGTAAATTTAAAATTAATAAACAAATAATTGACATACCTGCTTATAATTACTATTACGATATTGAGATACATTTTGCAGATAATACTGTAAAAACTTGGGTAAAAGGAATGTTTAATATATTTTGTGATATTACAAGATAATGGCAGATAACGTAACAATAAATGTTCAACAGGACAATGATATTGTCAATATAGTATCTTCACAAGTTACTGAAGTTGTTGATGTAAATGTTTATGAAACTACTGAAGAAGTTACTTTAAACATTACTGAAGAAATTGTACAAGTTAATATTAATAAAGTTACTAATTCAGGAACAACACAAAATTTACAAGATGTTACTGATATAGGAAATCGTACTACTAATGATATTTTTGTAGAAGATGCAAATTATTATAGTGTAGTTCAACCATCTGATATAGGTACAGAAAATAAAACTACAGGTGCTTATACTTTTATTGGTGCAAATGGTGAAGTTGGTATTTTTAATGGTATTGCAGAAGCAAATTTTAAAAATACAAATTTAACAAATAATTTAGTTTTAGAAGTTCCAAACAAATCAGGAACAAAAACTATAGCTACTACAGATGATATACCAACAGTTAATGATGCAACTTCAAGCGTAAAAGGTATATTAAAACTTACTAATGATTTAGGCGGTACTGCTGATTTGCCAACAGTTCCTGCTTTAGCTAATAAAGTAGATAAAGTTACAGGCAAAGGTTTAAGTACAAATGATTATACAACTGCTGAACAAATAAAACTTTCAGGAATTCAAGCAGGAGCAACAGCAAATGATACTGATGCTAATTTAAAAAATAGAGCAAATCATACAGGTACACAATTAGCTGCTACAATTTCAGATTTTGCAACAGCTGTAGGTTTATTAATTACAAACAAAGTAGATAAAGTTACAGGTTATTCATTGACTAAAAATGATTTAACTGATGCATTAAAAACTGCTTATGATAATGCTGTAAGTAGTTTGACTACATTATTAGCTACAGGACAAAGACTTATTACAAGTGCTGAAATTACTAAATTAAGTAATACAAGCGGTATTAATACAGGTGATCAAGATTTATCGGCTTTAGTTCCTTATACTGGTGCAAGTACTGATGTTGATTTAAACACTAAAAATTTAAAAGTTAATAATATATTTGAGGGATTTACTTCGGTTGCTGCTTCTGCAACTTTAATAACTTTAACTGTAAATTCAACACCTTCTTATTTAGTTACCGGTAGTGGTGGGCAAACTATAAAATTACCAAATGCTACTACTTTACAAAATGGTGCAATTTATGATTTTAATAACAATCAATCAAGTGGTGCTATATCTGTAAATAACAACTCCAATACATTAGTTAAGTCAATACCTTCGGGTGGTTATTTAGTATTGACATTAATTGATAATTCAACTGCTGCTGGAAGTTGGGATGCACATTTTCAAGCTCCATCAAATGTTAGTTGGAGTACTAATACATTTGATTATGTCGGATCAATAACAGGGGCAACTTGGAATGGAGTTAATATTGCAGATAATAGAATAGCAAGTTCAGCTACTTGGAATGCTAAACAAAATGCATCTTCAAGAAGAAATGCAAATAATAGTTCAAACAACAATATAAACTATTGTGGAGTAGCTTTAGGAACAGGAGTAAGTGATAGTTCAGCAGTATGGACTATAACAAGATTAACAATAGGTGCAAGTGGTTCAATCACTACTGCAACTGCTACAAATGTATCTTGGACAAATAGACAATCAGCAACATATATTTAAAATTATGCCAATTACAAGTACAAATCCAATAGAAATAAAAGGAAATATTTATCCTAATTTTATGGTAAATTTAGCAATATCACCATTAGTTAAAGCAACTGATATAGGTGGAAGTGTAGCGATGAAATTAACTCCTTACAGAGTTTTAGAAGATGGAAGTATTGAAGACTTACAAGACAATTCAATTCCTTTGACTTATATGGATATTTTTGAAAGCGATGATATTGATGCTAAAAAAGCAGCAGTTTCAATTATGGCTGCTATCCAACAATTTATAATTGATAAAAATATTTAATTATGGCAATAAGATATGCGGTAGCAACAGGTAACTATAGTAATACAGCAATTTGGGACAATGGAGCAGTTCCAACAAGTGCTGATGATGTTTATGCAAATAACTTTACAGTTACTATTGATGGAACATACACAGCACAATCAATAAGAAATACAGCAACTAATATTTTAGTGCCAAATATTGCAACACCTGCAATGACTTCAAATAACACTCCAAGTGGAACAGCTTTTGCAAGTTCAGCATATCTTACTAATGCTGCTTGGTATGCTTTTAATCAAGATAATTTTACATCTTGGTGGCAAAGTAATATTGCTAATACAGGAGTATTAGGTTATCAATTTGCAAGTGGTAAAGTTATTAAAAGATATTGTGTAAAAGGATATAGTGTAACTGCAAATAATAACCCAACTTCTTGGACATTTCAAGGATCAAATGATGGAACAACTTATACAACATTAGAAACAGTTACTTTGTATACAATGGTAGCAGGTGGTAATTATACAAGTGGTGTATTGGCAAACACAACTTCATATACATATTATAGAATTAATATTTTAGCAACAACAAATGTAACTTTACAACCTGTTGTTAGTGAATTTGAAATGACAGAATCTACAGGTAGTGTATTTGGAGGTGTAGCAAGTGGGCAGTTTATTTATGCTAATGGTGGTAATTTAACTTGTACTGCCGCACAAACTATTTATGTAGGTTCAACAACTCCAACATTAGAGATGACTTTAGCAAGTCCTAATACTGCTACATTTAATGGAAGTGTTTTAGCTTTAACAAACACTACCAATTATATATCTATTAGACATTCAAGCACAGGTACTTTAAATTTAAATGGAACTTATGCTATTGATAATGGAACTGTATTAAGAACTTTAATAGCAGTAACTTCAACAGGAATTCTTAATATTATTGGTGATATTTCTTCAACAGTTACAGCTGCTACAAATTCTACAAACACTATATTAATGAATACAGCAGGTACTATAAATATTACAGGAAATGTAACTGCTTCAACTAATTCAGCTATATTATCTTGTCCTATTAGTGTAAGTGGTGGAACTTTAAATATTACAGGGAATGTAAGTGCTTTAACAACACCTGCTGTTTATTTACCAGGAGCAGTTACTTATACTCAAACAGGAATTGTAACTGCTTCAACAGTTCAACCTGCAATTTATAATAGTACTGCTGGTGCAACAATTTCTATAATAGGAACAATTAATGCAGGAACAGGAACACCTGCTATTTATTCTGCTTTTGTTTCAACAAGTGGATATTCTTCTCTTACTTATGTGAAAGTTAGTGGAAACGTAGTTAATTCAACTAATAATATGGCTATTGTAGCACCAAGAGTTACTATTGATACAAATACATCATCTTGGTTATTTCAAGTTAGTACAGGTGGTAATAGAACTTTATATGCTCCAGGTGTTGCTTTAGGAAATCCTGCAATAGCAAACGTAAGATTTGGAACAACCTACGGTGCATCAAGTGAATTAACAGGAACATTAAGAGTTCCAACAGCTGCAAACGTATTAAGTGGGGTTTTAGTTGATAATACAACAGGGACATTATTAATGACTCCAGCACAATTTTGGAACTATCTAATTGCAAGTGGATTTACTGCTGATAGCATTGGCGACAGATTACAAAATGCTGCAACAGTAGCAACAGTAGGCGGACAAATAGCATCTTATAATATTTAAAAAATGATACAAAAAGCAAACATTCAAGGAATTATCGCTCTTTTAATTATAAGCGTAGGTTTATATATTTTGGGATGGAGCAATCCAACAAACGATGTTAAAATAGCAGTTGTCGGTTTAATGGGTAGTGTAATTGGTTACTATTTTGGTAGTACTAAAAAAACAAGTACCGATGCATAACCTTGAAAACTTTAAACTTTGGCTTTTAAATATAGCAGTTTTATATTTTTCTTTTACTGATGTCGAAGTAACGTTAAAAATTATATCTTTGCTCATAGCAATAGGTTACACTTTGCGAAGATGGTATATAATGGAAATTAAAAACAAAAAAAATGAAACTAACAATTAAAAGATTACACAAAACTGACAAATCAACTATTGGTGAATTGTCTATTGATGGAAAATTTGAATGCTATACTCTTGAAGATGTAGAGCGTGATGTTAAAGTTTTTGGAAAAACTGCAATTCCAAAAGGCATTTATGAAGTTACAATTACAATGTCAAATCGCTTTAAAAAAATGATGCCTTTATTGTTAAATGTTCCAGGATATGAAGGAGTACGTATCCACAGCGGAAATAATGCAGAACAGACCGAAGGTTGTGTACTTTTAGGACAAACTCGCAGCATTGATTTAATTAGCGGATCACGTTTAGCAATAGACAAATTTTATCCTAAATTAGAAGCTGCATTGAAACTTGGTAAAGTTTATTTGACAATCGAGTAAATGTCAAAAAAAAGCTGTAGATTAAAACCATTTGAAGCGATAGCTTTAGGGTTTACTCCAAACTATAAAAAAAATAGTAGAGGTTATGCACGATACTATTTATCTGAAAATCAACAAAACGAACTTTTAAAACTTCGTAATTTAAACCAATCAGAATTTAAAGAAGTTAAAAGAACTTTAAATAAAGATGGGAAAGTAATTACAAAAGTTGAAAAACTTACTTCAAAGGATTTAATTGAAATACCTTTAAATCATCAGATAAGAAGAGTAAGTACAAATGTTGCAACAAATCAACAATGGGTAATAACTGAACCTATTAAAGAGGTCCAGGTTGAAAAGGAAATTGATTTTTTAAGCATTTTTAAGGATAAAATTGAACCGTTGCAAATTAAGCACAAGTTCAAATCATCTGCAAAGTTTGACAGAGCAGTATTTACCGATGTTCATATTGGAATGGATGTAAACAAAGATGGTTATAGTTTGTACGATGGTGAATGGAACGAAAATCAAATCTTTAAAAGACTTGAAATATTTGTAAATGAAATTATACAAAATCAAAAATCAGATACTTTATTTTTAAATGATTTAGCAGATTTCTTGGATGGTTGGAATGGTGAAACAACAAGAGGCGGACATCATCTTCCGCAAAATATGGATAATCAAAAAGCGTTTGATATTGGTTTATTGTTTAAGATTAAATTAATTGATGCTTTATTTTTACATTACAGTAAAATTAAGTTAGTAAATATTTGTAATGATAATCACGCAGGTAGTTTTGGATATATTGTTAATTCAGCATTTAAAACTTATATTGAATTAAAATATCCGAATAACATTGAAGTAAATAATCAACGCAAGTTTATAGACCATTACATCATAGATAATCGTTGCTTTATACTTACACATGGTAAAGATGAAAAGAGTTTAAAATTTGGCTTTAAACCGAATTTAGATGCAGTTCAGATTGAAAAGATTAAAAACTATATTGATGAATATAAATTGCATCAGTATCAAATAGAATTTAGCAAAGGTGATAGTCACCAATTGTTATTTGACCATACAAGTAGCACATCATTTGAATATCAAAACTTTGGAGCATTTTCACCACCATCGGATTGGGTAAAAACAAATTTCAAAAACACATTGAGCAGCTTTACAACTTTTAATTATTACGAAAAACAAAAAACTATTAATCACTTTATTTTTTAAATTATGAATGAAATTCCAGAACCAGTAAAAAACATTTTAGATGAAGCAGCGACACAGTATGCTTCAAGTCCATCAACAACAAACGCAGGTTTCTTTTTGCGTTTAGTATGTAAATTTATCAAGCCAACAACAATTATCAAAATGTTTGCTCACAAGTTAAGTTAATTAAAATATGTTTTATTTTTAAACCACTTCTAACGAGGTGGTTTTTTTTGTCCCTAATATTCTGATTATTTGGGACAAATATTATCTATAAATTGGCACTATTTGTACTATGTGCCGATAATTGTTATTTAGAATAATTATAAATTACATAATTTTATGCAAATAAATTAAATAATATTTGTGCATTAAATTAATTGCCTTATATTTGCCCTATCAAACTTTAAAAATAAAAACAATGAGACACTTTTTACAACATCGCAAATCGCAATTAGCATTTTCATTTTTAGTATTAATCTATTTTATAACACAAATCGCAAGAGTATGAAACAACCAGTAGGCAGACCTAAAAAATGGAAGCAAGAAATAGAGTTAAAACGATTTCATCAGTATTTACCTTTGTTAGCATTTCCCGAGATAAAAAAAGCAATAGACATAATCTGTAAACCTTATAAAAATGTATAACGATCCGACAGAAGATTACGAAACCGAGTTGAGCATTGAAGATAATTTTTGGCACAATCAAGACCATCAAACAGAATCTTCTAAAGAATATGTAAAAGAACTTGAAAACAAAATTAGAGAAGCTAAAATTGAGTTAAAATTGATTTACGATTTAGCAAAGCAAACAAAGTTAACATACATAGAAAACAAAGTAAATTCAATAATTAATAAATTTAAAAAATAATGAAAAATTGGATAAAAGAATGTGAGCAGTTCCAAAATTGGTTTGCTGCTCTTGGTGGTAACATTGCAGATAATGCTCAAATGATGGAAGCATTTAACAAGATTGAAGCTAAAGGGCAAAGTGATAAACGTTTGTTATCAATTTTAGAACAGGACAAAATTAACCAAATAGAAGTATTAGAATTTGAAACATTATGAAAGAAAAAATAAAATGTTATTGCGGACACACTACAACTTGTGAATGTGGACCTGAGGAACCTAAACAAGAAACACTTGAAGAAGCTGCTCAAAATTATGCAGTAACTAAAACAAATAGAACTTCACATTTGATTGGATTTAGAGAAGGTGCTAAATGGCAACAAGAAAGAAGTTATAGTGAGGAAGAAGTAATTGAAATCTTATTGAATTTCAGAGCAGAAAATCCAAGATACATTGAAGAATTTTTAGAACAATTTAAAAAGAAATAAGATATGGAAAAAATTAAAACATTTGGAAGTTTATTTTTAGCAATGGTTAATTGTTTTACAATTGGATTGTATGCTGCGTCAGAATTTAAATATAATAACCCTATTGAAATACATAGATGGATTATGACAAGTATTTTTGGATTAGCATTTTTAGGTTATTTTTTAAAACAATTTAAAAAGAAATAAGAATTATGGAAATAGTATTTTTATTAATGATATTTGTATTCTCTATATTATACATTGTATCGGAATTAAAAGATAAATAAAAAAAGAAATAAGATTATGAAATATACTAAAGAACAAGCAGAAAGATTAAAAAATAAAGCAATGGATGGTTTTACAAAATATGACAGACCATTACCACAAATTACTATTAAAGATGGATTTTATATAATCGAAAGTAAAATAAATTTGCATTTAATTAAATAATTATTATATTTGCATAACAAACGACAAGTAAGGCGGTCGAACAAAATTAACAAATCCCGAATTATTAGAGTGCCTTACCTCTTTTAGTTCGGGTATTTATTTTAAAAAAAAATGGAAACATTATTAAAAATTATTGAAGAAAAATTGTTATTGATTGAGCAGTTACAAGCTAAATTAATGGAAGCACAAAAAGAAATTGAATATCAACAAGGATGTAAACTTGATTGGTACAAAAAATTCACTGAATTAGAATCAACTTTAAAAATTAATCAAGATGCCTAAAGTAACATTTTTAGAATTTAGCAAAGCAGTAAGAGGATATGACTTTTACTCTAAACGAACAGGTTACCAAGTTTATAAATATCAAATGTACTGGAAGGGATTGAACCCAGTTGTTTGTTTTGATATTTATGATAGTAAATTAATTATAAACGAAATTAGCAATGAGTAAAGATTTATTTATGATGTTACGTGAGCAAGAAGTTCAGACATCAAACTTTCTACCAAATAAGAAAGAGATCCAATTTAGCAGTAAGAAGTTTATTACTGAAGTTTTAGAAGCAGGTGAAGTTGATAAATTTGAGTTACTTGCACAAGCCAAAAGAATAGGTGAAGCATTGGATGTTATTAATGAAGAACTGCTAAAAGTGATCCCACAAGAAAACTTTGAAGCATTTGGTTTAAAAGGTATATTCCGTAGTGGTGGCGATACTATTAACTATTCAGAAGATGCGATTTACGCAACAATAAAAAAAGATTTAGATGATAGGGCAGAATTATTGAAACTTGCTCTTAAACAAGACTTAATTGATGCGTATGGTAATGATGTACCTAAAGTTTCAACAACACCAAGAAAATCATCATTAGCTATTAGTTGGTAAATTAAAAAAAAATTATTATCTTTACATTTCATAATTAATCGATGCAAGGTTTGGGCATCTTAACTCCAAACCATAAATAAAAATAAATATTATGAGTACTTCAAACCGCAGACAAGCGTTTGCACAACCACAAAGCAATCCATCAACTAAATTTATTGAATGGAAATCAAACGACAAATGTTTTAGCTACTACGACAAAGAGGAGCAAAAAAACATTTCAATTCCTTTACCTTTTAAATTCCTGGTGCTTGATGAACTGCATACAATCAAAGGATGGAACGATGCAACTTCAAGCGCAATTTATTCCAACGAGGTTAAATTTATTTCAAAAGAAACTTTAACGGTAAAACCATTTAAAGGGAATGAAATAGCTAAAGGACTTTATAAAGATATTAAAGAAAAGATTGTTGCAGCAGGAGGACATTATACTAAAAGCATTTACATAATGCTTGAAGATGGATCACTTGCAAATATACAACTAAAAGGTTCAGCAGTTCAAAAATGGGGCGATTTTACGCAAAAAACACGCAACAGATTGCCGGATGAATGGGTGCAAGTAGCAAGTGCGTTAGATGGCAAAAAAGGAGCTGTTAAGTTTTGGACTCCAGAGTTTACATTTTTTAAATCGCTTTCTGAAAGCGAAATGGATTTGGCAGATGAAGCGTTTAATATTTTAGAAGCTTATTTAAAAGCTTATTTAGTAAAAGCAGAGCCAATAATTGAAGATATTGATCCTATTGATAACGATGAAGATTTAGAGTTTTAATAATTGTTTTATTTTGTTTGGTTGAAACCTCGCTGTAATGGCGGGGTTTTTTTTGCTATTAAAATAGCAAATTTAATTTTTTAAAAGTACACAAGTACACTTTAAATGTGGTTACTATATTATAAGGAAATATTAAAAAAAATAAAATAAATTTTTTTTCTCAAAAATTGGGTTTCAATGTGTACTTGTGTACTATTTGAATATAAAACCCTTATTTTACTAGGTTTAACTACAGTACACTTTTATTTTTAAAAAGTTTTTTTATTTTATTAGTTTATATTAAATAAAGTATTATATTTGCAAGAATTGGAGTGGTAGCCAAATTAATAACTTATTACAGAACCTCATTACCACGCAACTACCACTGCTGGTAATGGGGTTTATTTTTTTTAACTATGAATGTAACAATTTACAAAAAAGCAACGGATGTTTCTAATGGTTTTACAAAAGATGTAAAATTTTGTTTAGAACGAATTAGACAAGGTAAAAGCAAAGAAACCGTTGAATGGTTAAGAACTTTGAATAAAATAGAATATGATAAAAATAAAAGCAAATTACCTGGTGTATGTTTTAATGGTATTTTTGAATATAGATCACTTGCAGGAATTAAAGAACATTCGGGTTTAATAATATTAGATTTTGATAAATTTGATAGCGAGCAGGATGCAATAGATTTTAGGAATTCTATTTCAGATGATGATTATATTTTTGCTGCTTGGATTTCACCAAGTGGTAAAGGAATAAAAGCTTTGGTTAAAATTCCAAAAGAAATAGAAAATCATAAAGAATATTTTAAATCACTTAAAAATTATTATAATCATTCCAACTGGGATGATAGCGGATCAGATGTAAGTAGATTTTGTTTTGAGAGTTATGATGCAGATTTATATTTAAATGAGAATTCAAAAGAATGGAATAAAATAGATTTACCGGAAGTTGAAGATATTGGAAATAAAAATGTAACTATTCCAATAAAATCGGATAGTTTAATAATTACAAATTTATTAAAATGGTTTGAAAAAAAGTATAGTATATCTAACGGTAATAGAAATAACAATTTATTTAAATTAGCATCTGCATTTAATGATTTTGGAATTAATAAAAATGTAGCAGAACAAACATTATTACAATTTCAAACAGAAGATTTTGATAGCAAAGAAATAATATCTTTGTTAAATTCTGCTTATAAAAAAACTAATCAATTTGGAACCAAATTTTTTGAAGATAAAAACATAAAACAAAAAATTGAAAAACAAATTAGAACAGGCAGAAATAGAAAAGAAGTTATTGATTATCATTCTGAATTTGATAAAAAAGAAATTGAAAAGTGCATTGATGAAATTAAAGATGAAATTTCAGTATCTGACTTTTGGTTTTACAATGATAAAGGTAAAGTTAATTTAAGTCCACATAAATATAAATTTTGGCTACAACAAAATAATTTTTTTAAATATTTTCCTACTGATACTAATACTTATACTTTTATAAAAATCGAACAGAATTTAGTTGAAGAAACAAGCGAAAAGAGAATTAAAGATTTTGTTTTGGAAAATTTATTATCACGTGAAGATATTGGATTTAGTCCTTATGATTATATGGCTTCAAGTCCTAAATATTTTCAATCTGATTTTTTAAGTTTTTTAGAGAGTTCAGAAATAAATATAAAAGAAGATACCCAGGAGGAATGTTTTTTATATTTTAATAATTGTGTAGTAAAAATTACTGATAAAAATATAACAACCATTGATTATTTAGATTTAGACGGTTTTGTTTGGAAAAGACAAATAGTAAATAGAGAATATAGCCAATTAGATCATCATAATTCAGTATTTAGAAATTTCCTTTGGTTAATATCCGGTCAAGATTCAGACAAGTATAATAGTTTTAAATCAGTAATAGGTTATTTATTACATTCTTTTAAAACTTCTGCCAATAATAAAGCAATTATTTTTAATGATGAAACTATTAGCGAAAATCCTAATGGAGGAAGTGGAAAAGGTTTGTTTTGGAACGCATTAGCGCAAATGAAAAAAGTAAGCAGTATTGATGGGAAAACCTTTGAGTTTACCAAAAGTTTTCCTTATCAAACTGTATCTACTGACACCCAAATATTGGTATTTGATGATGTAAAAAAGAATTTTAATTTTGAGAGTTTATTTAGTTTAATTACAGAAGGTATTACTTTGGAATATAAAGGTCAAGATGCAATTAAACTTCCAGTAACACAAAGTCCTAAAATATTAATTACTACAAATTATACTATTGGAGGAGTTGGCGGATCATTTGAACGTAGAAAGTTTGAAGTTGAAATGTCTGATTATTTTAGTTACAAACATACACCATTGGACGAATTTGGGCATTTATTATTTGATGATTGGAATGCAGATGAATGGTTAATGTTTGATAATTTTATGATACAATGCGTTCAATATTATTTATTAAATGGATTGACTAAACACGATTTTAAAAATTTAGAAGTTCGTAAATTTATTAAAAATACTTCTCACGAATTTTATGAATGGAGCAAACCCGATAATGCTGGCAAAAATGAAAATATTGAATTTAATATTAGATGCATTAAACAAACATATTACGATAGTTTTATAAATGAATATCCCGATTTTAGAACTTATAAATTAAGTCAAAAAAGATTTACTCAATGGATTGAGCAATATTGCAAATTTTATAAATATGAGTATTTAACAGGAAATTCAAATGGCCAACGTTGGTTTGAAATTATTAATAAAAATATTGAGCAGGAAAACGATAATGATATAGCATTTTAAATTATGGAAATAGGAAGTTTTGAAATAGTAAAATATAAATTTGATTTTGTTAATGGTGAACCTAAAATAATAATTGAAATGATTAAAGTTTTAGATATAAACGGTAAATACATAAAATTTGCAAAACTAAAAGAAGTATTACCGTATTTAAGTAAATATCCTATTAAATTTAAAAATTTATGAAGCAACTACGAGATTACCAGGTTAGAATTTCAACAGATGCTGCTGAAATATTACAACGTAAAAAGTTAGTATGTTTGTTTATGGAGGTGAGAACCGGCAAATCATTGACTGCTTTAGAAACTTGCAAAAAGTTTGGAGCCAAGAGTATTTTGTTTATTACTAAAATCAAAGCGTTTAGTTCAATACAAGACGATTACAACGATTTTAATTATAAATTTGATATAACTGTTATCAATAGAGAATCTTTGCATAAAATTGAGCGCAATGACTTTGATGTGGTTATAATTGATGAAGTACACGGTTACGCATCATATCCCAAGCCAAGCAAGTTTCATAAAGATATTAAGTTAAGGTTTGGTAATTTACCAATGATCCTATTATCGGGAACACCAACACCCGAGAGTTACTCGCAATATTATCATATTTTTAACCTATCAAATCATACACCATTTAAACACGCAAATTTTTATAAATGGGCGAATGATTACGTTGATATAAAACTTAAATATTTAGGTTATGCACAGGTTAAAGATTATTCCAATGCAAGAAAAAAAGATTTTTGGCATATTATACGTTACTATATTTTAACTTTTACACAAGCAGAGGCGGGATTTACTACATCGGTTAACGAAATGGTGCTTGAATGCGAAATGAAACCAATAACCTACGCTATAATTGACAAACTTAAAAAGGATTTAGTAGTAACTTCATCAACTACCGGTAAACAAATAATTGCAGATACTGGAGTAAAGCTTCAACAAAAAATACATCAACTATCAAGTGGAACGGTTAAGTTTGAAGATGGAACCATCCAGGTAATTGACGACAGCAAAGCGCAGTTTATAAAAGATAAATTTAAAGGAGTTAAAATAGCTATATTTTATAATTTTATAGCAGAGCTTGAAATGTTAAGACAAGTATTTGGCGCAGAAAACTTGACAAATGACCTGGAGGAATTCAATACAACTAATAAAAATATAGCTTTGCAAATTGTATCGGGTAGAGAGGGAATAAGTTTAAAAGCTGCGGATCATTTAGTATTTTTTAATATTGCATTTTCAGCAGTAAGTTACTTCCAGGCAAAAGACAGACTTACAACAATGGATCGCAAAGAGAATACTATTTTTTGGGTATTCTCAAAAGGAGGAATTGAAGAAAAAATATACAAATCAGTACAAAATAAAAAAGATTATACACTATCAACTTTTAAAAAAGATTACAATGTTAGAGCAACAAATACATAAAAAAATTACAGAGATTAACTCTGTTTTATTAGATCGCAATTATAACGCCCAGGATATATTTGATTTTTGGGATGAGTGCATAAAAATTGCTAAATCTAATCAGCAAATATTTACTGATGAATTTAAAGTTTCTGTTAATGGTTCAAAATTGGCTAATAAATTAAATAAAAAATTTGATTTAAATTTGTTACCGAAAATCAAAAGGCATATAAAAAATGACATTAAATTTTTAATGATTGATGCCTCTGGTAAGGTTTATGAATTTAAAGGAATTGTTTTAGATTTTTTATGTTTAGACAGCATTATTGAACTCAATAATTTAACATTTACCGTTTATTAGTTATGAATCAAAACAAAATGTATAGATGCATTATGTTGATGCAATACCTACAAGATAAGCCAAGGAATATGCATACAATTTCAAGATATTTAAATGTAAGCTTAAGAACAGTTTACAGATATTTAAAATTGTATGAAGCAGTTGGATATTTAATTGTAAAAGATAAATTTAATAAAATACAAATTATTCAAAATGTTAGAGCAACAAATACAAAAGAAAATTACGACCAAGCTGGAGCAAGAGGGCTACTTCGTGCTTAAGATTATAAAAGCCAATAAAAATGGTTATCCCGATTTAATTGCTATTAAAAATAATATTACTACATTTGTTGAAGTTAAGCAACCCAATGGCAGATTATCAGAATTGCAAAAAGTAAGAATACAAGAGTTAAGAAGTAAAGGTATTAACGTTAAAGTATGGATTGATTATGATACAGATTTCAAAGAACATTAAATTAGATTTAACATTTGAGCAGCAAATATCGCCAAATGGTAGGCCAATAAGGTTATCCGGAATTGCAAAAAATTTACAAGTTGCAGAAAAATTTATTGAAAAATCATTCAAAAATCATTGGATTTATACTTTTAAATATTTGGATGCTTACGATGAATTTGTTAGTTTTGAATTTGATTATAACAATAAATTTGTTTGTAAATTATGAAGTATTTATTAGTGTTAGCAGCTTATGAATTTATAAGAAGTAAATTAATATGGTTATGGTATTACTTAATTAAAAAAGGCAGTTAATATGGCAGATATATCAATGTGTACAAATCAATTTTGCAAATCTAAAGATTACTGTTATAGATTTACTGCAACACCAAATAAGTTTGGACAATCATACGCAGATTTTACTTGTGAGGATGATGAAATAAATTGCTCCTACTTTTGGAGTAATGGTGTTGACTCTATTAAATGTAAATTAGGTGGTGTTAAACGTGATGGCGAAATATGCAATTTAGATTACTGTACCTATCCAAAATGTGTTCAGGATAGTTACTGCCCTAAATGTCACCAAACTGATGGAATACATAAAATGGGTTGTGAAACAAAGAAAATAACTATAATTAAAACAAAACAATAATTTAAACGTTATATAACTATGAGTTTAGGAAAAGAATATAGTCCGATATTAGTTGAAATAGAAAATGGATTGATTGATACAGTTGCATTAAAGCCAAATTATACAAAAGATGGATTTAGAGCAGCAGTTTATATTTTTCAATCTGCTATCTTTGATAAAATGATTGACTTTCAAGAACAAGAAAATATGTCTGATGAAGATTGCGAACTAATGGCTAAAAATCTTGGTGAAGAATTAAGAAACTTTATCGGTAGATTTACTGCAATAGATACACATAAATTATTTACAAATGAAAGTGCAGAGATATAGTCCAATAGTAAGAATAAAAAGAGTAATGAAATTTTATTACAATCGTGGTGTAAACTCTGAACGAATAAATAGTTTATATCGCAAAATATTAAATGGAGTCAGTTGAAAGTATGATTGCTATTGTTCAAATTTACATACATTTGACAAAGTTTGTCGAAGTTAATATAAAAGTAACTAACTTTGTAGAAATTAGAAAACTAAAACAAGCACATAAAATAGCAAAAGATTACTTAACTTTTTATAATATGCAAATAATTGAAAGAAATCTGTAAACAACACCAAAGGTGGATTAATATTGTCAAGCAATTTGGAATTGATGATTATGCAGAAGATGTAGTACAAGAAGCATATTTAAAATGTATTGAAAAAGAAACAATAAACGAAGCATATTTTTATTTGACTTTGCGGAGTTTAGCGATGGATTTACACCGCAAACAAAAAAAGATAATCAAAGTATCAATAGATGAAGTAAACATAATTACTGAAATTGAACAACAGAATGAAGTTTTAGAAGTAGTTAAAGATTTTCACTGGTTTGATAAAGAAATATTTTTTTTATACTACGATAATAAAATGTCAATGCAAAAGATTGCTAACGAAACAGGAATATCAAAAAGCACAATATTTAAAACTATAAGAAGTTGTAACTTAAAAATTAAAACAGAATGGCAAAAGGAAAAAAAGCATTAGGATTAGGTGATACATTAGAAGCTATCACAGAAGCTACAGGAATTAAAGCAGTAGTTGAAAAAGTAAAAGAAGTAACAGGATGGGATTGTGGATGCGATGCAAGGAAAGAAACTCTTAATCGTTTATTTCCATACGTTAAACCAAACTGTTTAACAGAAGATAACTACAATTATCTTTCAAACTTATTCAGTAAGAATTTGAATGAAATTTCAATAAATCAACAATACGAATTGATTGATATTTACTTACAAGTATTCGGATCTAAATTGGAGCATTCAAATTGTTCAAGTTGTTGGCGAGATAGAATAAATGAATTAAGAAAAGTTTACGATACACACAAAGAAGATGCCAATACCGAAACCAAAGAGTAACGAACCTAAAAAGGAATTCATACAACGATGTATGTCTAATCCTGTAATGGTTGCAGAATATTCAAAAGATAAACGTACTGCTATCTGCACAACTGCTTTTCAAACTAAACTTAATTCAAATCAAAAGATTAGTTTTGATTACGATGGAACTTTGTCAACTAAAAAAGGAACTAAACTTGCCAAAGATTTAATTACAAATAATACTTTGTATATTATATCTGCTCGAAGTAGTAAAACAGGAATGATTGATAAAGCACGTGAGATTGGAATACCATTTAATCATATATTTGCTACAGGTTCAAATGATGCTAAAATAGAGAAGATAAAAGCATTAAAGATACAAGTACATTACGATAACAATAACGATGTCTTAAATCAATTAGGAAGCATTGGAAAGCATATTTAGTAATTGAATAATCAATTTTTTTCAATATGGAAGATAATAGAAAATTAAATGGAGGAGCAAGAAAAGGAGCAGGAAGAAAACCTAAAGCTGATGAAATTTCTATAATTGAAAGTATGGATGCTGTTTTAATTCCACAAGAAGCTTGGAAAAAATTAGCAGACAAAGTAAAAGAAAATGATGTACAAGCAATTAAAACTTGGTTAAGTTATCGTTATGGTATGCCTAAACAAACTATTGACCAAAAGACAGAAATTAATATTCCAATAATTGATATGAATGAATGGAAATAAACAAACCACATTTAACAAGTTATCAAAAGAATATATTATTTTCTAAAGCAAGATTTACAATTACTGAAGCATCTACTAAAGCTGGAAAAACACATTCTCATATTATTTGGTTGTTTGGAAAAGCACACGAATACAAAGAAGCAATAGGTAAAAATTATTGGTGGGTTGCTCCAGTTTATAATCAATCAAAAATTGCATTTAAAAGATTAAAAAGAAACCTCGTTCAATACGGGGTTTATTCATTTAATGAAAGTAATCTAATTATTACTTGTCCTAATGGTTCTGAAATACATTTTAAATCTGCAGACAATCCTGATAATTTATATGGTGAAGATGTTTATGCTTGTGTATTTGATGAAGCACCAAGAGCAAAAGAGGAAGCTTGGTTTGCATTACGTTCAACTTTAACAGCAACTAAAGCACCTTGTAAAATTATTGGTAATTTTGGTGGTATATCTAATTGGGTACATAAACTAAAAGAAAAATCTAAAATTGATAAAGAATATGAATATTTTAAAGTTACTTGTTGGGATGCAATTAAAGAGGGAATTTTAGAAGAAGAAGAAGTATTACAAGCAAAAAAAGATTTACCTGATAAAATATTTAAAGCACTTTATGAAGCAGAAGCAAGTGAAGATGAAGGACAATTAGTAAATAATGAAAGCATATTAAAATTATTTTCAAATACACATATTGAATCAGGAATAAAATATATTACTGCAGATATAGCACGTTTAGGAAAAGATAAGACTGTTATAAATGTATGGGATGGATTTAGAGTAATAGAAATAAAAGAATATGATATTAGTAGAATAGATTTTATAGTTAATGAAATAAAAGCATTACAACAAAAATATAATGTAAATGATAATAATGTTATAGTTGATGAAGATGGAGTAGGTGGTGGCGTTGTAGATTATTTAAAATGTAATGGATTTGTAAACAATAGTATACCTATAAAAGTAAATGGTTTAAAAGATAATTTTGCATCTTTAAAAGACCAATGTTATTATTATTTAGCAGAAAAAATAAATAGAAATGAAATTTATGTTGATTGTTCAGAAAAAATATCAACATTATTAATGGAGGAAATTGAGATGATTAGATTACCAAAAGAAATTGATACTTCAAGAATAAGATTAATGAGTAAAGATGATATTAAAAAGAAAATAGGAAGATCACCTGATTATAGCGATTCATTAATGATGAGAATGTGGTTTAGTGTAAATCCCAACAAAGGAAACTATTTTATTTATTAGTGTAATACAAAAAACAATTAAATACGTTATATAATTATGAAAGTTAAGATTACAATTCCAACATCGTTAAATGAAATTACTTTAGAGCAATATCAAAGGTTTATTTCTATATCTGAAAAGAACGAAGATGGCGATTTTCTGCAGTTAAAAATGTTAGAGATATTCTGCAACATTCCTTTGGATGTAGCTTCTAATATGTCACTAAAAGACGTTAACGAAATTACTGCAAGTATCAATCAAATGTTTGCAAAAGAATATAAACTGCAAACTATATTTAAACTTGGTGAAACTAACTTTGGATTTATACCAAACTTGGACGAAATAAGTTTAGGTGAGTTTAGTGATTTAGATACTTACTTCGGTAAGATGGATAAATTGCATAATGCAATGGCAGTATTATACAGACCTATAATTGAAAAGTATAAAGACAAATATACCATTCAAGATTATAACGGAAGTATAACTTACTGCGATGTAATGAAACATATGCCAATGGATGTAGTTTTTGGTGCTATGGTTTTTTTTTACAATTTAAGCAACGAATTATTAATCAGTTCCCTGAACTTTTTGGAAACGAATCTAGAAGTGAAAGTTTTGATAGACAAGCACAATTCGGAGTTAAGTGGGGATGGTATTCATCTTTCTATGCTCTCGCTCAAGCTGATGTTAGAAGATTTGATGAAATATCAAAACTTCGATTACTTACTGCACTCACATTCTTAACTTTTGAAAAGGAAAAAATAGAAATAGAACAACTAATGTTAAAGAAAAATGAATAACTACTATAAAATAACTGAAGTATTAAGAGATGAAATACTAAAGGATGGAATTGTAAACAATGTATCACAAGGCGATATATTCAATGTTGATATAAACAAACCTACAATATTCCCTTTAGGACATATTATTGTAAATACTGCATCACAAAGCGAATCAGGTAACACTAATATTTTTAATGTTTCAGTTTTATTTATGGATGTTTGCGATATATCTAAAGTAGAACCTTACGATTTGTTTTTCAATAATGATAACGAAGCAGATATATTTAATTCGCAATTTGAAAATGCAAATCGTTTATTGATGTCTTTACGCAGAGGCAATCTTTACGATATGGGTTATAGATTAAATGGTAATGCAAATTTAGAAGCATTTAGCGATAGATTTGAAAATAAAATAGTAGGATGGACTATTACATTTGCTATTGAAACTGCTAATGATATGACTATCTGCTAATGGTAAATTTAGAACATACACAAAAGACATTAGAGAAGTTTCGAGATTATGTAATACAGCAATCACGAAGCAATCTAACTAAAAGCGGACACAACGATACAAAGCAATTATACAATGAAATTAAAGGTGATGTCAAAGTAAGTGCTAATAGTTTTCAGTTAGGTTTTGATATGCCAATGTATGGGCAGTTTCAAGACAAAGGAGTAAAGGGTAAATTTTCAAGTATGAAAGCTCCTGATAGTCCATTTAAATTTGGTAGTGGATCAGGTCAAAAAGGTGGATTGACTAAAAGCATTCTTCAATGGGTGCAAAGAAAAGGAATACAATTTAGACAAAAAGAGGGTAAAGGAGTTAAAGGTCAGTATTTAAGTTACAAACAAACTGCTTTTTTAATTAGCAGAAGCATTTATACAACTGGGTTAAGACCAAGTTTATTTTTTACCAAACCATTTGAAGCAGGATATAAGAAATATATTGATGAAGAATTAATACAACAGTTTGCTTTGGATGTTGAAGATTTAATGAGTTATACACTAAAAGATATAAAATAAAATGAATACATTTAATTGTAGAAGTCCGTTTATAGTTGAAGTAAATGGAGCAGCAAACCAAATAGCATCAAGAGTAGCTATAAATATTTATGATGTTACAGGAACAATTACTTTAGCATCATATACATTAAAAAAAACAATGTTTAGTCCTACACAAAGGATTAATTATTACAATATTAGTCCATATTGTTATGATGTATTATTTGGAAATTATCAAGGCGATGATTGTATAAAAGTTGAAGTATTAAAATTTTATACAGATTCATCTAATGTAGAACATTCTATTTCAGATAATTATTATTATGTAACTTTAGGATTTTCATTATATGGATATTCTCAAAATGATAATGGATTTACTCCTGTTTCTGCTAATATTTTATATAGACCAAATCAAAATCCTATTACAAATGTAATTAAAACTGAAAAGATTAATTATTTTAGAAATGATTATGCTGCATATGGTGTTCCACAAATAGAATTTTTATTAGAAACAATTACTTATAAATATAGATTAAGATATTATACTTATTCTTTAGGTGAATTAATTGAGCAGTTTGAAAATTTACCTGTAACAGGTGGAGTTAATTTTTATGGTAAACCTATGAATAATGGATATTCTGCTTTTAATAATGGTAATTCTTTTGAAATTCAAAGTTCACCAATAGCAGGAACAACAACTTGGACTGCATTATTTAAAGCAGAATTAACTTCTATTTGTGAAACTAAATATAAACCTTTAAAATTACAATATTTAAATCGATATGGTGGTACACAAGATTTTTATTTCTTTAAAAATAATAATCAAAGTATAGAAGTTAAATCATCAAATTATAATACAAATACTTTTAATGATTATCCGTTTATAAATACATTAATAGGACAAACAAGAGTTTATAATAAAAATGGTAAGCATACAATTAAAGGTAATACAGGTTGGATAAGTGAAGATTATAACGAATTTATAGAAGATATTATGTTGTCTGAATGGCTTTTATTATTTTATGAAGATAAAGGCACAATTTGGAATGCTGCAGTTACTTTAAAAGATTCAAGTATGCAATTTAAAACGCATTTAAACGAGAAAGTAATTAATTATGAGTTGACATTCGAAGTTGCAAATTCAATCATTAATAACGTAGTATAATGACATCAGTTGAAATTTACATAAAGATAGGTACAGAATTTAAAAGGATTGATTTATTCAAAGAAGAAAAGATATCTTTAAGTTCTTCTATTCAGAATATAAATGATTTGTCAAAAGTATTTACTGACTTTACACAATCGTTTAATATTCCTGCATCAAAGAATAATAATCAAATATTTAGTTATTGGAATGAAAGTGCAGTTGAAGATGGTTTTGACCAACGCATAAGATACGATGCTATTATTGAATTAAACACAATTCCATTTAAAAAAGGTCAGATACAAATTGAAAAAGCAAACGAAAAGAATAATCAAATTGAAAGTTACTCAATTACTTTTTACGGAAAGGTAAAACAGATTAAAGATTTATTTAAAGAAGATAAACTATCAGTTTTAGATTATAGTTCATTAAACCATCCATATACTTTTAGTCAAATTAGAGGTAGAATTGATGGAACAACTGACGATGGAAATGTTTATTATCCTTTAATTGGAAATCAACATTATTATGAATATAACAATGGTGGAACTTATGATATAACTGTAGGTGAAAACGGACAAAATTTTAATCAATCTGTAGTTTTCACAGATTTATTCCCTGCTATTTCAGTAAGTAAAATTTTTGATTTTATTCAAACAAAATATGGAATTACTTTTACAAGTACATTATTTAACACTTCATATTGGAATAAATTATATTTATATTGTAAAAATGTTGAACAATCTAAAATATATTCTGCTCCTTTAAGAATAAATTTTACAAGTTTAGATTATACAAATTATCCATTACATCCTTTTACTGATTTACATTTAGATAGTGATTATCTTACTGTTGATCATTCAATAGCAAATCCTTATTATCCAAGTAGACCTGTTATACCATATTTAGATGCTTGGTATATGTATTATAATTTAAATATATATGTTACTAATTCAACAATAAATTATAGATTAAAAGTAAAAAAACTTGATGGTACAATATTTAGAATATTTGATAATTTAATAGGCAATACTATTATTGATTTAAATTTTTTATATAATTATAATCATCAAAATTTTTATTTTGAAATTGAAAGTGAAAGCACTATAACATTTAATACAGAATTAAATATAAGACATCACGTTTATGGTGAATATTATAGAGAAAGTTATGGTTATGTTTATGGATATTATTATATAGACCATAATTATATATCTTCAAGTCAAACTATTATTACTGAAATTTATATTGGTAATTCAGTACCTGATATGAAAATACTTGATTTTTTTAATGGTTTAATCAAAATGTTTAATCTTACAATAGTTGCAACTTCTGAAACATCATTTAATTTAGAACCTTTGGAGTTTTTCTATTCTTATGGTAAATACATTGATATTAATACTTATGTTATTAATGATAGTGTAGATATTGAACGAACTAAACTATTTAAAAAACTACTTTTTAGCCACGAAAAATCTGAAAACGTACTAAACAACTACTTTAGAAATACTTTTAATCGTGGTTACGATTATGGCGATTTATTGTATGAGAATAATGATTCAAATGAAAGTGCTGCTTATGAAATTAAATCACCATTTGAAGATGTTATGTGGGATAGAATTAAAGATAGTAATTTTCAAACTGCATCATTAATTGATAAAGATTTAAAACCATATAAGCCAAAACCAATATTAATGTATAAAAATGGTTTGCAAAGTGTTTCACCTGCAATTAAATTATATGATGGTGCTACAAGTTATGTAAGTACTTCATACTATCAACGATTTTCAAATGAATTATTTTTAAATAATGATATAGCAAGTATAAACTTTGGTGAGGAGCAATCAAGTTGGAATTTATCTGCTTTATCAAGTGATTCACTTTTTGCTTTGTGGTATCGTAACTACATATCTGCATTATACGATAAAAAATGTAGAATAGTAAAACTGAAAGCTATCATTCCAATACCAATGCTAACGGATATTAAATTAAACGATAAGATAATTTATAAAGATAAAAAATATATCATCAATCAATTTACAACTGATTTAACAACAGGTGAGGTTGATTTTGAATTAATATCTGACTTCAGACAAATAGCAAGTAATGGAACTGACAAGTTTGCTTTGAAATCATTATTTAATATCGATAATACTGCACAAGATTTAGAAGTTACAATATTGAAATTAAATGCAGAAAAGTTTGATGTTGAATATTCACCAACTTCATATTTAAATCGTGATAATTATGCAGATGGAACTTTTATAGTACCTATAGATGCAAATACTACAGGAGATATTGTTTACAAACAAATTGAAATTACATATCATAATCCTGGATTAACTCAATACATAAACATCATTCAAAATGCTTAAAAATATATTACAACTTCTGCAACTGCACGAACATTATGGAGTTTCTGAAAATATAGAAATTGCAAAAGGTAAGAACGAATTACCAACAACATTTAAAAAAGGTAAAAAACAAATAATAAGAGCAATCAAATGGCAATCGAGAAAGAAATAAATTTAAATGTAAATAGTAATATCGAGGGTTCGATAGGTCAACTTAAAGCACTTAAAAAAGAATTAAAAGGTGTTGATGTAGGTACTGAAGAATTTAAAAAACTTTACAATCAAATTGATGATTTAGAAGATAAAATAAAATCTGCAAAAAATAAGTCAAGTGATTGGATTGATAGTTTAGAACAAGCAGGTGGACCAATAGGATTATTAGGAGCATCAATTAATAAAGCAAAAGTTGCAACTCAATCATTTGGCGGTGCATTAAAAGCTACAGGAATTGGTTTAGTAGTTTCACTTGTTGCTGGATTAGCTGCAGCATTTAATGATAATGAAAAAGCACAAAAGAAACTTCAACCATTATTAGATGGGTTACAAAAAATATTTGCAGGAGTTTTTGCAGTTGTAGAACCTTTGTTTAATACTTTAGTTGATTTGGCAGTTTCTGCTTTACCAATGGTAAGCAAAGCATTTAGTGTAGTATATTCATCTGTTACTGCAGTATTTGAATCATTAGGTGCTTTAGGTAGTGCGATTAAGAAACTATTAAGCGGTGATTTTAGTGGTGCGTGGAAAGATGCTAAAAGTTCGGTAACTGATTTTGGTAAACATTATGATGAAGCAAATAAACGTTTTGAAGATGGATCAAAACAATTAACCAAAACTCAAAGTGATGAATTATCTAAACGTAAAGAAGATGAAAAAAAACATCAACAAGAATTAGCCAATAATCAAAGAGCTGCAAATGATAAAGCAAAAGAAGAAAGAAAAAGAGTTGCAGAAGAAAAAAAGAAAGAAGAAGAAGAACATAGAAAAGCAATTAAAGATTTAATTCAAGGTTATGATGATAGAGCAGCAGATGCTTTAGCTAAAGATGCACAAGATAAATTAGATTTAGAAATGGAAAGGCAATTAAAAGCTAATTTATTACTTGCTAAAAATGAAGAAGAAAAAGTATTAATAACTCAAAAATGGAATGAAGAATATGATAGAAAACAAGCAGAAGTTACTGAAGGAAGAAATAAAGATAAAAAAGATAGAAAAGATAAAGAATTTGCAGAATTAGAAGCAGAATTTGATGCTCAAGTAAAAGCAAGTAAAGAAGCAGCAGATAAACAAATAGAAATTGATAAAGCTGTTTCGGATGGTAAAAAAGCAATTAAAGAACAAGAATTTGCAGTTGCTGAATCAGGAATTAATTTATTAAAAGGTTTATTTGAAAAAAATAAAGATATTCAAAAAGGTTTATTAATAGCAGAAAGTGCAGTAGGTATTGCTAAAATAATTGTATCTACTCAAGCTGCAAACGCAGCAGATACAGCAGCTGCTGCTTTAATGGGTCCAGCAGGTATTCCTTGGTTAGCTTCTAAAATACCATTAAATTATATTAGTTCAGGAATTGGTATCGCTGCAAATATAGCTGCAACATCAAAAGCATTAAGTGCTTTAGGTGGTGGTAGTGCTGCTTCAGGTGATACAGGACCAAAAAGTGGTAGTGCTGCATCTGCTCCATCTGCTCCAAGTTTTAATGTAGTAGGTAATGGTGGTGTAAATCAAATAGCAGGAGTTATGGCAAACAAAGAAATGCCACCTATCAAAACTTATGTAGTTGCAAATGATGTTACAACACAACAGGGACTGAATATGAATATTAAAAACAATGCTACAATAGGTTAATTTTCAATAAGTTAAAACTAATTTAGAAACAAAATAAATAATAAACGTTATATAAATATGAAAATATTTGAATTAATATTAGATAAAAATACAGATGGAGTTGATGCAATAAGCGTAGTTGATAGACCTGCTATTGAAGAAAACTTTATCGCTTTAAAAGAGCAACACGAAGTTAAACTTGCGGAAGTTGATACTGATAAAAGAATTTTAATGGGTGCAGCATTAGTTCCTAATAAAATGATTTATCGCAAAAATGGTGAAGAAGAATATAATGTTTTCTTTTCTACAGATACAATTAAAAAAGCAAGTGAATTGTTTTTAATAAATGGAAATCAAAACAATGCTACTTTAATGCACGACAAATCGGTAAAAGATATGTCAGTAGTTGAAAGTTGGATCATTGATAATCCTGAAATGGATAAGTCAAAAGAATACGGTTTTAGTTTACCAAAAGGTACTTGGATGATTTCAATGAAATGTAACAATCAAGACATTTGGGATAAAGTTAAAGCAGGTGAAATAAAAGGGTTTTCAATAGAGGGATATTTTGCTGACAAAGCACAATTTGCATCAAATAAAGAAATAATTGAACAACTAAAAAAATTATTAAATGGCAAATAAAGTAACATCACCTGTAGGTGGCAAAAGAGGTTGTCTTTGTAAAGATAACACTTATAAAAAAGAATGCTGCACTGGTGAATTGCAAAATCAAGGTGTAGGTGCATTAGTAGAACAATCTACAATAACTATTGTTAATACTAATACTGAAAGAGTAATTACTAAAATTAATTAAATATGTACAAAAATGTTTTAAACAATGTTAAGCAATTACTTTCTATGGAAGTAAAACTTGCTCAACAAACTTTAATGGATGGAGTTACCACCATTGAAGCAGAGGAATTTACTCCTGATTATTCAGTAGGAATTGTTACTCCTGATGGTGTTGTACCTATGCCAGTTGGTGAATATACATTGGCTAATGGTGATGCTTTGGTTGTAGAAGTTGAAGGTATAATTAAATCTATTGCACCACAAGCAGTAGAGGAAGCAATGCCTGAAACGAATCATCCTGCAGCAGAGGCAACAGAACCTGTAATGGCTGAAGCTACTGCTAAAAAAGTAGTTGAAACTGTATCTAAAGAAACTTTCTTTGCTATGGTTGAAAAAACTACTGAATTACAAGCAGAAATTGAAAGATTGAAAGTTGAATTAGCAAGTAATATACCTGCTGCAAATCCAATCAATCACAATCCTGAAAATGAAATTGTAAAAGATTCTTTTCAATTTGCATCAAAAAGAGAAAGAACAACTGAAGATGTTGTATTCTCAAAATTATTTAAAAACTAAAAATTAATATTAAAAACTAAAAATTAAAAAATGGCTACTACTACAAGTTTAACTACTACTTATGCTGGAGAGTTTGCAAAGAAATACGTTGCTGCTGCTCTATTATCTTCACCTACTATTGAAAATGGTGGAGTTGAAATTTTACCAAACGTAAAATACAAACAAGTTCTTCAAAAAGTTGCAACTGATGGAATTTTGAAAGATGCAACTTGTGATTTTACTGCTACTTCTACACTTACATTAACTGAAAGAGTATTGCAAGTAAAAGATTTACAAGTAAATTTACAACTTTGTAAAACTACTTTTCACTCAACTTGGCAAGGAATTGAGCAAGGTTATTCATCTTTTGATACTTTACCACCATCTTTTCAAGAATACTTAATTGGTTATGTAGCTTCTAAAGTTGCTGCTCAAAATGAGGTTGCAATTTGGACTGGTGCTACAGGTACTTCAGGTCAATTTGATGGTTTTGTAACTAAAATTGCTGCTGATGCAGGATTGCCTACTGCTCAAGAAGTTGCAGGAACAACTGTTACTTCTTCTAATGTAGTTGCACAATTAGGTTCACTTGTTGATGCTATTCCTGCTACACTTTACGGAAAAGATGATTTGTATATTTATGTTTCTCAAAATATTGCTAAAGCATATGTAAGAGCATTAGGTGGATTTGGTGCTTCAGGTTTAGGTGCTAATGGTACTAATGCAATGGGTACTCAATGGTATAACAACGGAAGTTTATCTTTTGATGGTATCAAAATATTTGTTGCACAAGGTTTAGCTGCTAATACTGCAGTTGCTACTTTGAAATCAAATTTATTCTTTGGTTGTTCTTTAAACTCTGATTTACAAGAAGTAAGAGTAATTGATATGTCAGAAACAGATGGAAGTAACAATGTAAGAATTGTAATGCGTATGGCTGCAGGTGTTCAATATGCTGCAATCGAAGATATTGCTACTTACGGAATTACTAACTCTGCTAACTAATAGCAAAATAGTTAAATTAAAGGTGGTGCAATAAACGCCACCTTTTTTATTATTAATCATTAAAAAAAAATACTATGGCTTGTGATATTTCATTAGGTAGAATTGAACCTTGTAAAGATTCAGTTGGTGGATTAAAAAATGTTTATTTTGTAAACTTCGGTAAAATTACAGGAGTTACTTATAACGCAACAAATACAGATGTTATTGATTCAGTTACAGGTTCTTCTTTAAGTGCCTACAAATATGAATTGAAAGGTACAAATAGTTTTGACCAAACTATAACATCTAACAGAGAAAATGGAACTACTTTTTTCGAGCAAAATTTAAAATTAACTTTGAAAAAATTAACTGCAGTAGACCACAAACAAATTAAATTATTATCTTATGGTAGACCAAACGTAATTGTTGAGGATCATAACGGAAATTTATTTTTATGTGGTTTAGAGTACGGAATGGAAGTTACAGGTGGAACTATTGTAACTGGTGCTACTATGGGTGATATGTCAGGATATACACTTGACTTGAAAGCTATGGAAAGAGTACCTGCTAATTTCATTGGAACATCATTAGCTACTGCAGGATTTACAGTTGTATCAGGTTCATAATTGTTGTTTTCATAATTGTTTTAAAACCTTACTTTAATCGGTAAGGTTTTTTTTTAGAAACAAAATACTAACTTTTACGTTATATAAGTATGATAATTTTAAAAGATTACACATACAGTCAAAATTTTAGATTTATGCCAAGAAGTAAAGATATTGCTTCAATGGTATTTATTGATGAATTAACAAACACTTCAACAACAATAAACAATCCTACTTTAGTAAGTGAGCGTTATTATATGCAGTTAGAAATCAATAGTACATTTAGTTTTCTAATTGATGGGCATACTTACAGATTTAATTGTTTTGATGCTCATGGAGTACCTTTGTACCGAGATAAGATAATGTGTACAAATCAAGAAATAAAAGATTATACTATTAATAATGGTGACTATATAGCAAACCATACAACGAATGATTTTGTAATTTATGAGTAATATACACTTTATACAATTAGCAGATTACCAAGCACCTAAAATCACTGAAAATAAACGTGATGAATGGGTTGATTTTGGTGATAATAATGATTACTATCAGTTTTTAATTGACAGATATAACGGAAGTACTACAAATAATGCAGTAATAAATAATATTACTAAACTTATTTATGGAAAAGGATTGACTGCTAACGATGCAAATCGTAAACCTAATGAGTTTGCACAAATGAAAATGTTGTTTTCTAAAGATACTATTAGAAAAATAACAAAGGATTTAAAATTATTAGGTGAGTTTAATCTGCAGTTAATCTACAATGAAAAGAAAGATAAGATTGTAAGAGTTGAACATTTACCTACTAATTTAGTTAGAAGTGAAAAATGTAATAAAGATGGAGTTGTAGAAGCGATTTATTATTCAGATAATTGGGAAGATATTAAGAAATTCCCACCTAAAAGAATTTCTTTATTTGGCTACGGAAGTAAGACAGAAAAACTCGAGATTTTGCGGGTGGGCAATTATACAATAGGTCAAAAGTATTATTCTAATGTTGATTATATTGGTGGAGTAAGTTACGCAGCTTTAGAAGAAGAAATATCTAACTATTTGATTAACGAAGTTCAAAACGGATTTTCAGGTACAAAAATAGTTAATTTTAATAATGGAGTTCCAACAGAGGAACAACAATCTATTATTCAATCTAAAGTTAAATCTACTTTAACAGGAAGCAAAGGTAAAAAGGTAATAGTTGCATTTAATTCGGATGAAACTAAAAAAACTACTGTAGATGATATTCCATTAAACGATGCACCTGAACATTACAAATATTTATCCGATGAATGTTTGGCTAAAATAATGTTATCGCATAATGTAACAAGTCCTTTACTTTTTGGAATTGCAACATCAACAGGATTTAGTGCTAATGCAGATGAGTTAAAAAATAGTTATATTCTTTTTGAAAATATGGTTATTAGACCATTTCAAGAGTTAATTTGTGATGGGTTAGATAAAGTGTTAGCTTTTAATGAAATTAGCTTGGATTTAGCGTTTAAACAACTTCAACCGCTTGATATAGATGGTGAATTAACTAAAGCATTAGATACACCAACACAAATGAGTTCACATACTTGTTTAAGCAAAGATTTAACTGATGAAGATGGAAATAATATACTTGAATTATTAAAAGGTGAAAGTATAGATGATGAATGGGAGCTTGTTGATAAAAGAGAATATTCAGATAGCAATATTTCTATTGATGAATGGGCAAATTCTAAAATAAAAAATAAAGAAAATATACTACAAAAATTTGCTGGAGTTATAAAATCTTCACCAAGTGCAAAAAGTTCATTAGATAAAGGAAATTATAAAGTACGTTATGAATATTTTGAGAAGTATTCAAGTGGAAATTCAAGAGATTTTTGTAAACAAATGA